GGCAGTATTTGTAAATGAACTTGTGGCAGTTCCCCAAGCAACGGTTCCTGAACCTGTAGCACCCGGAACATTGTTGAACCAGATATAAGGTGATTTTTGATTGATGACATTTACATAATAGTTAGTGTCGCCAGAATCGCTGATAGCATCCGAGAATTTGGAAAGATATTGATACTTTTCTAGTACTGTACCCGGAGTTCCGCTAATTACACCAGTCCCATCAACAACCAAGACATGCATTTCATCTTTGGCTCCTGTGGCACCTTTGCTTGTGGCGAACGCAGATGTGGCCAGACCAGTGGCTCCTGCGAATACAGATTTGATAGTGACGCCTGTAGCACCAGCAATCGGTCCTGTCGCACCACCGATGTTTCCACTATCTAATGTGTACACAGAAAGAGCATTGCCCATAGTGCCAGGATACTTAGCAACCCAAGCCCCAGCATTCGTAATGGGTCCGCTAGCTCCATAGTAATACTGAGTGGAATTCTTTACAAGTACAGAAGTCGCACCAGCACAAGCATTCTTGGCAGAATCTGCCATACGAACAACTGATAGATTATTGGCGTAGGCAAGGAAGTTTGCCGCAGTGAAGAAGTCTTCGTAATTACTTACATTCGGTTTGCCGAACCGATTGACTAGATCTACTTCTGAAGTTACTGTAGTGATTTCGCTTGCAGGACCCCATGCGAAGTGGCCAGCAAACCCACCTACTGATGTCGATACTCCAGGGACAGCTGTGGTGAGATTGAACTCACTCACATTTACGCCTGGGCTTGTTAGAATTGCCATATTGTTTCTCCTTGATATACTGTGGTATGTACCTTGTTTACTTTAAGTATTTATAAAAATTAAATCTTCTAACCCAGCAGCCATCTCATGTCTTCAACTTGTTCCTGAGTCATGGGACTCTCATCCCTAAAAATTTGACCATACTCTGTTTGGGAATCCCCATCATCCACATTAATCATACCCGAATTAGCATTTTTCATTTCCTTGAAATATGATTGAGTGGACATCCAAGCAAACATAACAAGATTCATAACCATATCATCATGAACTCCAGTATCTCCCGAATATGAATCGGCCTTGGAAATAAAATTTGACAATTCATGAATCTGATCATGAGTTAAATCTATTAACTTATCTTCTTCTATTAGATCTTTTAGTACCGCACAACCAAGTCGTTTTACAGATTTGGTCATCTCTACACCAGAATCGGAATTCTTAACGAACTCTGAACTCAGTACCTGCCTTTTATTTAGCACAAATGTTTTCGCCAAATACTCATAACCATATTCAAAATGACATTCTTCGGCTACGGCCCGTCCGATAGAATTTCTTTCGATTACAAGAAATGCATTGTTATATTTTTCACACACAGGCATGACAGTTTGGGCCAAAAAGTAGGGTCGAGTCTTATTGCACTTCCATGTATAGGCAATCCTATAGGGCATGTCGGTCGTATCAATAATAGTAATTGACGAATAATCTCCCAAATTACCCCCAGCCACATCTACCATACAGGCATAGGAGTGACCCTCTTCGGGCTTATGATTGATAACTGTATTGAAATCACTTGATATCGGAACTGTCGCATATAATTCTCTCAACTTACTTCCCATAATAAGAGTGTTGGCCGATCCCAGAAACTCGTTTCCATATTCCTGTCTGAATCCGAGATCTCCAAGAATTTCTGTCTGAGCCTTGGCCCAAGCAGCGTCTCTTCCAGGAACCTGATTCCATGAAATTTCAAAGGGAAAGAAGTCGTTCTGTTTGGCTTTGGCTTCAGAAAATAATCGATAGAATAGATTCAATCCATTGGGAGTGGATGCAATAATGATTTTAGTTTCCTCACCCGAGGAGATTGTGGGAAAGGTCGATTTGAAGAATTCTACGGAATTATCTACGAATGCGAACTCATCAAGGAATAGTAGATTGACCGAGTATCCACGAATTGAATCAGCCGAAGTAGATGATGCAATAATACGTGAGTTATTACCTAGCTCCAGTGAACCCTTATTGAGGACCTTGGCTCCCGGCTGTAAAAAGAATGGAATGGTTTCATATGCAGCCACAATTCTATTAAGAATTTCTCTTGCGATTGCGGCCTTATTTGCAAGAATAGCTACGGTCTTGTCCGGATTAAAGAAGGCATACCATAGAATGAATGCGGCAGTGGTAATCGTATTATGAGAAAGAATACCATTTGTATAGTACCTATGATTATCATCATTCACAGTAAGATCGAACATATTATCTTCATATCCATGATTGATAATTTGCTGAACTACTTCTGGCCCAGATTCGGTGCAAATCATCGATTGATTCGGGATCAGATCTTTGGCAAATACTTCGTTCAAATTTTGATCAAACAGGATATGAGTGTCGGCACATTTTAGAGAGTGCTTGGTTGTTATGACTTCCCAGACTTCATACGGAATGGTCTTGTGTAATTGAGATATATCAGAGAATCCCTCATCCGTAAGAATTTCCCAATCATTCACGTCATAGGATTCGACGAATTTTCTTTCTACGATATCATGAAGTTCAGGCATTTTTTTATCACTTTCTTCTTATCAGTTTTGAATTCGGTCTCTGTGATGTGGATAATTTGATATCCATTATCTACAATTATCATATCTCTATCTAATTCACGTTGTACATTACCCGGTTTACCATGCCAATAATCTCCATCAAATTCTATAATTTTCTTTGTTTTGGTGTCAATAAAATCTGGTAATATTACCTTTGTGGCTAAATTGAGTCTGAGTTCATTATTTTTACCAGAACTATCTGGGATTTTTTTTGGAGACAATTCAGCAAAATGAATACTAGAAGTGTCTTCTAATAAATTAAAAATTTCCCAAAATAACAACTGAGATATTTTAGAATAATTACTTTTTTTATAATTGGTAAGCCATTGTTCTTGTCTTTTATTCCATCGGACCAGTCCTTCTTCCTGACCATATTTTTCAATACATGTTTCCAGAGAAAATGTTGTCTGACGTTCCGATAGAGCATCATTGGCTTCATCTTCGGACATACCCTGCTTAAGATAATAACTCAATCGATTGGTATAGTTATCATTCTTATCTGTGGTATCTGCCCTTTTCATATTCACTTCTTGGATTCTGGTTTGGGTTTCTTCATCAGAGAGATTTTTATAACCAACAAATTTATCCGAGAATGGAGATAATCGACCTCCATGATCGTATGCGGGATTTTTATTTCCGGCTATTCTATCCGAGCAATGTTTGAGGTAGGATTCAGAATACAGTTTGGCCTCTGGAAATTGTACAAGATATTCTTTAGTATTGATACCATGAATCGTTAGATGCGAATTCAAGTTACCTTTGAATATGATACCACATATCAGACAACTTACCTGGTCCTCCTCCTTTATGGAACGAGTTGATGTATTGAGTTTTTTGGTGTGGATTCTTCTACAGGGCACTCCACAAAATTTTTGGTTGAAGTGGCCCTCGAAATTTTTAGTACATTCCTCACATCGTTTGGTCTCTGTTTTTAATGTTCTCATAAAAATCTCCTATAGTAATGTCTTTAATTTCTCCCGTTATTTTATTCCTAACGGTTACCATAGTATTTATAAAAAAACATTTTCCACTCTGACGAGGGGAAAGCAGCACAACTTTCCTATGCTCGTGGAAACTCTTAATTAATCCCTTCTGATATCCTCGAAGTTTGAATGGAATAAATCCATGATCCAGTGAATTAATCTTGACATACTTCTCGATAAAGTATTCGGGATCCTGGGCACAACGAACGTATTCCTTTACTTGGTCTTCGGTATAATCCTCTGAGAGATTGATCCGTTTAATTAACGGATTCAAATAATATTCTTTATTCTTGTGAGTCGTTACCATGATTTTTATTAGTGTCTTTCAACAACTTCTGTAATTCTGCCGTACTTCCTACGAAAATATTATTCTGTGTATTGGTCTGATTATCTGGTTTCCTATTGCCAGCAGTAAGATCCGATAGGTTCTTGGCCACATCAGCCGTGGTCTTGATGAGACCAGACACTACTTCAAAGGCTCTGGGAGATTCTGCACTCTTTGCAAATGCAATCAGATTGTCCAGGGCATCCTTTGATTGGGCGATGAGTTCATAGTAGATCTGTCTTACGTTGTCGTGATCCTGCTCATCACTGGAAGGAACTACCACAGGAATCACTTCTGCTTTGGGTATAGGTTCTAGATCAAAAAACTTGCTGATGCTATCAGGTTTCATATATCATCCTCCCAGATTCCAATTACCTGTGGCTCCTGTATTGAATACTAATTTAATGACCCAGTAAGGAGTATCGACTGTCATAAATGTTGTAGAACCCATAATTCTGTTCGCATTACCATTCACAACAAATCCTGATAGGGGTCCAGTAGAACCATTGGCAAATACTACATAACTATTTGATGTAGGAGCCAATGGCATAGTGGCCGTGACATTTGTGGCTCCGATCCAATTGGATGAATTTGCTGTTGCTGTGAAGTTAGAAGTCTGATAGGTATAGGTTGCAGCACCACCAGATGGACCTGTGGCTCCAATTGATCCTGTAGCACCCTGACCAGTCGCACCAGTGAAACCAGAAGCTCCTGTGGCACCAATAGGACCAGTTGTACCTTGAAGACCAGAAGCTCCTGTGGCACCAATAGGACCTGTTGTACCTTGTAATCCAGAGGCACCTGTTGCTCCAATAGGACCAGTTGTACCTTGAAGACCAGAAGCTCCTGTGGCACCAATAGGACCAGTTGTACCTTGAAGACCAGAGGCACCTGTGGCACCAATAGGACCAGTGGTTCCAGTTAGTCCAGAAGCTCCTGTGGCACCAATAGGACCAGTTGTTCCCTGCAACCCTGAAGCACCTGTCGCACCAATAGGACCAGTGGTTCCCTGCAACCCTGAAGCACCTGTGGCACCAATAGGACCAGTGGTTCCCTGCAACCCTGAAGCACCTGTCGCACCAATAGGACCAGTGGTTCCAGTTAGTCCAGATGCCCCAGTAGCACCAATGGGACCTGTTGTACCTTGTAATCCAGAGGCACCTGTTGCTCCAATAGGACCAGTTGTACCTTGAAGACCAGATGCCCCAGTAGCACCAATAGGACCAGTGGTTCCAGTTAGTCCAGAAGCTCCAGTCGCTCCAATAGGACCAGTGGTTCCAGTTAGTCCAGAAGCACCAGTGGCACCAATAGGACCTGTTGTACCTTGTAATCCAGAGGCACCTGTTGCTCCAATAGGACCAGTTGTACCTTGAAGACCAGAAGCTCCTGTGGCACCAGTAAATCCTGAAGCACCAGTAGCACCAGTGAATCCAAGTAATCCAGTAGAACCAGCC